CGGAAACTCCAGAAATACTTTCGACCAATATACGAACGATTAGTTGGACGGCAATGTATATGATATACAAAACCAAAATAATCTTGAATATGATCAGAATCAAATACTTCCCCATTGTAGAGCCAGGGATTCTCATAACTCATATTAAAGTATCTTATGAGCTATTATTTATCTTCAACGGAGACAAACCTAGTCTAGCAATAAAAAAGCACCCCTGTCAAGAGGTGCTTAGGATTATGTTACGATTGGTCAACGACCCATCTGCTTAGCATACCACTTCTCAAAATCTTCTCTCTTCTTATTTCCTCTTGGTGGCATTGGAGTTCTTTCTCCACGAACGGGTTCATACTTTTTCTTTTCACCTGCTTCATATTTTTCTGGATTTTCACGAGCATGTTGTGCTTCAAGAATGTCTTTGATGGTCCCCTCATCTAATTGAGACATAATAGCAATTGCTTCTTCATTAGTATCAGCATGTCCTTCTGAAACTAAAAACTCAAGAACTACATCCCAAGTGTCTAACTCAACTGATTCTTTATTTACTTTAATTTCTCTCATTCTAGAAGTTTCTTCACGAGAGCGAATTCCTCTCGTTCCATCTATATCAGAATCAGTGTGAACATTTGAACCTGTTCTTTGATTTCTTCTTGCTGCTAATTTATTAGATCTAACAGCCTGATGAAACTCTCTGTTTGGAGCATCAGGATTAGATCTAGCAAATCTGCGATTTCTAGCATTTACTACTTGTTGAACCTTTTTATCAGAGATTTCGTCCAGTTGTTGAACTTCTTCACCAAGTCTTGAAGCGGCACCTGCTGCCTTGCTGGCAACCTTTCCAACCGCTCCTGCTGCCTTACGAAGACCTCTTCCAATCATGCTCTTAACACCACTCTTAACCTCTGCCTTCTTCTTCTGAACAGCACTAGAGACTGTGTGAGCAGCAGCACGACCTGCTCTTCTTGCCTCATCCTTGGCAATAGAAGCAGCAATACCAGCACCAGCAACGGCACCTTTGACTTTTGACTTAACTCTTTCCTTAGCAGCAGCCACTGCCGTCTTACGTGCTTCTCCACGTCTTGTAGCAGTGGTTGATTTTTGATATGCTCTTGCTTCTTTGGAACCAGCAGGAGCATATGGATTGAGTTCCATCAGATATTGAAGTGCTGCTTGCTCTACAACATCAGCAGCCTCATCAATATTGTGCCCAAATTCTAGGTACTCCTCGATGAGTTCTTCTACAATTTCTTCAATCATTTCACAGGAGATTCCATCTCCCTCTTCGTAAATGTTTTGATAAGATTCGTATACTGCTCTTAGATCAGACGATAACATTTTTATACTTATTGGAATTCCTAGGAATATTTATAAAAAAAGAGGGTCAATGACCCTCCATCCATTCTTTACAGTAATCATAATCACCAAACATGAACTCATCACATTCTGCTGCCTCTTTATAAGCATTCAGAATTTCTTGTTCACACCATTCATCATAGTTGGAATCCTGAGAAAGTATCTTTGGTAACATCTTGTTTAATCCCACCTACTATGTATGATTCAACTTCCGTTTCTTGAGGTGCCACCTGGAGACCCTTTGAGGAGATCCAGTGTTCGGTCCAAGGAAGAGGATTGTTTTTTGCAGGAATGTCATAAAGTGGTTTGAGTCCGATTGCCTTCATTCTACGATTTGCAATCCATTCGACATACTGTTGTAACAATTTGTCATTCAGACCAATCATCGAACCATCTTTAAACAGATACTCTGCCCAAAGTTTTTCCTGGTCTACAGCATTCTCAAATGCCTTGTAGAACCATTGCTCTTCTTCTTTGGCAATTTGTGCCATCTCAGGGTCATCACCCTCCTTCCACTTGTTTAGAATATTCTGAGTAATAACCAGGTGCTGGTTCTCATCACGAGCAATCAGTGAGATGATTTTTGCACTTCCTTCCATAAGCTTGAGTTCGCCAAACGCAAAACTACAAGCGAAGCTGACATAAAAACGAATACCTTCAAGAATATTAACGTTTGCAACTGCTCTGAAAAGTTTTCTTTTGAGTTCATACCTTGCTTCTTTTGCGTAGGGTACTTGTTCTAAAGCATGGACCCACTCATTTGAATTATCATACTGATGAGCACTATTGATAAAATCATTATATGCCTGAGTCACACTCATTGCCCTTTCCATAATACGATCCTCTTTCAGAATCGTATCAAAAACTTCAGATGGGTCTGAGTAAACGTTCTTGATGATATAAGTGTATGAACGGGAATGGATCATCTCCATAAACTCCCATACCTTCATACATGCCTCCAGTTCGGGAAGTGAGCAGTATGGTGCAAATGCCATACCAGGTCCACGACCCTGAACAGAGTCCAGCATCACCTGATACTTCAGGTTGCTAGTAAAGATGTGCTTTTGCTCTGGGCGTAGCATATGATAATCACTACGATCTTTTTGAAGAGATACCTCTTCGGGTCTCCAGAAATAACCCAATTGCTGTGTTGTTAGTTTATCGAATATTGGATACTTGTAAGAATCATATCTTTGTATTCCAAGTGGTTGTCCAAAAAACATTGGTTGCTTTTTGGTGTCTACTTCATTGGAGTTAAAAACGGTCATTGATTCGACCACTGCTTTATCCTCCAAACCTGTCTTAAATCTTACAAGACTCACAATCTTCCTCCTCTGATTCTAGAATATCGGAAATTAAATTCTCAAGAGACTGACGGGTTTCTTCAACCTCATCATTCTTCATGTCGTGTGTATTTTGGTAATAGCTGGTTTTCCAGCCGTACTTATATGTAGTCAAAAGGTCCTGTGCCATTACTGAAGTAGGAACTTCATTGTCTGGGTAATTTTCTGGATTATAGGACCAGTTTCCAGAAATCGCCTGATCAAAGAACTTTTGCATAACAGCAACAATATGAATATACCCACGATTGCTAGGCATATCCCACAGCAACGTATAATTGTTCTTAAGTGATTGATATTGAGGGACAATCTGTTTGAGAGGACCCTTCTTCGACTTCTTAATGGACAAGTATCCCCGAGGTGGTTCGATTCCATTTGTTGCATTTGACACAACGGAACTGCTCTCCGATGGCATCTGTGCGGACAGTGTTGAGTTCCGTACCCCATATTGTAGCACTTGTGCTCTAAGACCTTCCCAATCATACTTCAGTTCGTTTGGAACAATTTCATCCACATCCTTCTTGTATGTATCAATCGGAAGAATTCCTTGTCCATACTTAGTACGATGCGAATATTCACAAGCACCTTTCTCTTTTGCAAGATCAACAGTTGCTTGAATGAGATAGTATTGGAATGCCTCAGTCAAATCATGTACCAGTTTCCAGGCACCAGGATCATCATAATGTTCCCCATGCTTGGCAAGATAGTGTGCCAGACCGATAAATCCTACTCCAAGAGAACGACGTGCTCTGGTTGCGATTTCTGCTGCTCTGACGGGGTATCCCTGAAAATCAATGAGCTCATCAAGAGACCTAACAGCAAGATCGCAAAGAACTTGAAGATCTTCAAGATCCCTGATTTTGCCAACATTGATAGCAGAAAGAATACAAAGAGCAATTTCACCATCGGTGTCGTCAATATGTTGAAGGGGTTTAGTGGGAAGGGTAATTTCCTGACACAGATTACTCATCTCAACTTTATCGATAAAAGATGAATGAGAGTTGCAGTGGTCGATATTCATAATGTAAATACGACCAGTTTCAGCACGTTCCTTCAGGAGTGAAAGAAATAGTTCTTGACCGCCAATAGTTTTTCTTGGAACAGACTCATCTCGTTCATAAACATTGTATAACTCATCAAATCCATCAGTGCCAAAAGCATCATACAAACCAGGAACGTCGTGTGGAGAGAAGAGTGAGATGTCTTCGTTGCGGATGAATCGTTCATAGAAGAGTTTAGAGATTTGGATACTGTAGTCTAACTTACGAACACGATTATCTTCGGTTCCTTTATTATTTTTTAGTACTAGAATGTCTTCGA